ACGGCAGCCCAGGGCATCCGCTGTATATCGCGGGCGACACGCCGCTTATCCCGTGGGTTCCAGCGCGCTCTACTTCTGATGCCGGGGCAAAACCATGAGAATTGTACTTGTGGAGCGTGAATGGGCGCCCGATGGGGAATTTCACTACGCCCTGGAAATACGATGGTGGCAAATTCCGATTCCCAGTAAGCGCCTAGCGCTCTGGCTTTTCCGAAATTGGATAACGTCTGTCGGAGCAAAGTCATAAAACTCTGGATCGACACTGAGACGCGATCGCCCATTCCGATCAAGTTGGGCATCGCGAAGTATTGCCAAGGTGCCGAAGTCATCATGGCGCAGTGGGCTATCGATAATAATCCTGTGATCGTCGAGGATTTGACCGCCTACAAACCATCGTGGGGATTGATTCAAGCGGCCGAACAAGCCGATGAGATATGGGCACACGGCGCAGAGTTCGATCGCGCAGTGTTGGAAACCACAAGCTGGTGGCCGCTTGTACCTTTGGAAAATTGGCGCTGCACGATGGCGATGGCTCGCATGCACGGATTACCTGGCGGCCTCGACAAGCTCTGCGAAGTGTTCAAGATCCCGCAAGAGTCTGCGAAGGACAAGCGCGGCAAAGCGCTGATCCAAGTGTTCTGCATCCCGAAGGCTGATGGTACCTACAACGATCGACATTCACACCCCAAAGAGTGGCAAGAGTTCTTGAGCTACGGCGGCACGGACGTTACCGCAATGCGCTGTGTCTATCGCGACACGCCGAAGTGGAACGCGACGCCGCGGATGTGGGCCTTCTGGCATCTCGACCAGCGCATGAATGCACGCGGCGTCGCGATGGATTTGAAACTCGCGCAGGGCGCCGTGGACGCGACGACTAAGGCCAAGAAGCGCATGGCCGCGCGCACTGTGGAATTGTCCGAAGGCGAAGTAGAGACGACGCAGCAAGTCGCGCGGCTGCGCGCGTATATGGAAATCTACGGCGTGTCGCTGCCGGATTTGACGGCTGCCACGGTTGAGCGCCGGCTTGAAGATGAGACTCTGCCCGAACACATCAAGGAGTTGCTCCGTGTCAGACAACAAGCCAGTAAAGCGAGCACAGCCAAATACCAGCGCGTCCTCAACCAGCAAGTTGATGAACGGCTGCGTAATCTTCTGGTGTTCTGCGGAGCAAGGCCCGGACGTTGGGCTGGTCGCACTCTGCAGCCCCACAATCTACCCCGCCCCAAGCACGAACAATGGGATATAGCACATGCAATTACCAGATTTCACGATGGAACAATCGAGAGCTATGCGCCTGACGACATTCTTGGCCTTGCGTCAAGCGCTTTGCGTGGACTGCTTATCGCCGCGCCAGGGTGCAAACTTGTCGTCAGCGACCTTGCGAACATCGAGGGTCGTATCATCGCGTGGGTTGCCGGCGAAACGTGGAAGTTGGAAGCCTTTGCCGCCTTCGATCGTAAAGAAGGGCCGGACCTCTACAAGATGGCGTATGCTCGCACTTTCAACATTGACCCACAGGAGATCGGCGATGAAGATCAACGACGGCAAATCGGAAAGGTCATGGAACTTGCCTTACAGTATTATGGCGGAGTCGGCGCGTTCTGCTCGATGGCAGAGACATATGGCCTACGACTCGAAAGTCTTGCCGAATCAGCTTGGCCGGTCATCCCGCGTGATTTTAAATCCCTGGCCCAAGCCGGCTGGCATAAAGCGGTCAAGCGAAAGCGCACCTACGGACTCGAAGAACGAATCTGGACCGTCTGTCACGCCTTAGTGCTGATGTGGCGCGCAGCGCATCCGGCAATATGCAATTTCTGGGAGACACTCGACAGCGCGTGTAAGATGGCAACGAAGGTCAAAGGCAAGGAGTACAAAGTTGGACCGCATATTTCAGTATCGCGTATTGCGAATTGGCTCCGCATCAGACTACCGAGCGGCCGCTACCTTTGTTACCCCGCTCCACGCGGAGACGATTATACGTCTTCATTCCTCGGAGTTGACACGTACACTCGACAATGGAAGCGAATCTCGACCTACAGCGGCAAGCGCACCCAGAACATTGCTGAAGGCATAGGCGTTGACGTGCTCATGGACGGCCTTCTGGCCGCCGACGAAGAAGGCTACAATCCAGTTTTGAGTGTCCACGATGAAGCGATCACCGAACCTCCCGATGAAGAACGTTACGGCGAGAAGGGCCTTAGCGCGATTCTGGTTGGAAGTTCGCTCTGGGCGGATGGATTGCCTCTGGCCGCAAAAGGCTTCACTACCTACAGGTACCGCAAATGAGCGCCGGCAAGCAAAAACGCGGAGAAATATATGAGTATACCGTTGAGAATCACTTTGTCGAGCAAGTGGAACTGTACGGCGGCCTAGCTTTAAAACTTGTCGATATCGGCCACAAAGGCTTTCCAGACCGCACCGCAATTTGGCCCGCACATGGCTTCGCCCGAATCCATTTTGTGGAACTGAAGACAATCGGTGGGAAGCTCGAATCGTGGCAGGAGCGGTACCATAAAAAGCTGCGAGCGAAAGGTGCATTCGTTTTCGTGTTTTGGACGATCAAGCAAGTTGATGATTATGTCGCGCGGTTTTGCCCGCTGTGAAAGAACTCATCCTCCGCCCGCCGCAGCTCCCGATGGTTGATTGGGTAGTCGAGCACGAACGCTGCTCGCTGTGGGCCGGCATGGGCATTGGCAAATCATCCGCGGAGTTGTTCGCGCTCGACTTGCTGAAGCTGCTCGGCAAGATCGGCAAGAGCCCGACACTCGTGATCGGCCCTGCGCGAGTGGCGCGCGACACGTGGCCCGAGGAAGTGTCGAAGTGGGAGCAGTTCAAAGATATGCGGATCGTGTCACTCTCCGGCACGCCGAAGCAACGGCTCGACGCGCTGCGCCGCAAGGCCGACATCTTCACCATCAGCTACGAATCCGCGCCGTGGCTGGTTGAGCATTTCATGGAGCGCTGGCCGTTCAAACAGGTGGTGGCAGATGAAAGCGATCGACTCAAAGGATTCCGTGAAAAACGCGGAGGCGTTAACATTACATCGAAAACGAGTAGTAAGCGCGGAAAGCGAGCACATTCGTTGGGGCTCGTGGCTCATAACCTTACGGACAGATGGGTCAATCTCACTGGAACACCTAGTCCAAACGGACTTAAGGATCTCTGGGGTCAGCAATGGTACGTTGACCGTGGCCTACGACTGGGACGCACGTATAGCGCGTTTACGCACCGATGGTTCAAACCGAAATGGACCGGCCACGGCATAGATCCGATGCCGCATGCGAACAAGGAAATACACGCGGCGCTGGCGGACTGCTGCCTCACCATCGACCCGAAGGATTATTTCGATTTGGCCGATCCGATCGTGATCGAGATCAAGGTGAAACTACCGCCACATGCTCGTGCGATCTACAAAAAACTCGAAAAGGAAATGTTCGTCGAGCTTGGCGACTTGGGTAATATCGAAGTGTTCAACGCCGCGGCACTCACCAACAAGTGCCTACAGATAGCAAATGGTGCGGCATACACTGAGTACCCATCGTGGGTGTCCATTCACGATGAGAAGATCGAGGCTGTACGCTCCATACTTGGCGAAGCGGGCGGCATGCCAATCCTGCTCGCCTACAGCTTTAAGTCGGATCTCGCCCGGATAAAGGCTGCCTTTCCCGCTGCGGTAGAACTTAGTACGCCCCACGGAATGAAGGCTTTTCGGGCGGGCGACGCGCCAATAGGTCTCGCGCACCCCAAAAGTATGGGGCACGGCATAGACGGTCTTCAAAATATTTCCAACATCCTCGTCAGATTCGGTCATGATTGGAACCTCGGTGAGCGTATGCAGATGCTTGAGCGTATCGGTCCCATGCGCCAACTGCAAGCAGGTCTCGACCGGCTAGTGTTCGTCTATGATATCGTCGCGGAGGACACAATCGATGAGGATGTGATCGCAGCGCACGTCGCAAAGCGCGGCGTGCAAGATGCCTTACTATCAGCCATGAAACGGAGGAAATAGTGTCTCAAACTAAGCTTGGATCTATCACCGAAGCCTGGGCGAACATCGCTGTTGGCTTCACCATCAATTTCACTGCCAACATCATTATTCTGCCGATGTTCGGCTTTTACACTCTCACATTGCGGAACAATTTTATCATCGGCATGATATACACCGTGATCTCTTTGGTGCGCAGCTACGTGCTGCGTCGATGGTTCAACGGACTTAAATTCGGACACGACAACAAGAGGATTGGAGGATGACACTACCGACAGAATATCAAGCGCGCAAAGATTTGCCGCTCTATACGTTCCTGACCCAATACTTCCCGGATGCGCTGGTGGAGTTGGTGAAGGTCTCTGTTGCCGGCAACGCGCAACACAATCCTGGCGAGCCACTACATTGGGCGCGTGGCAAATCGACGGATCAACTCAACACCGCAATGCGTCATATATTCGATCACGGCGCCGGCACGCGGTACGACGAAGACGGCACGATGCACTTGGCTAAGGCCGCTTGGCGCCTGCTTGCGGAGATTCAAGGCATGTGCGAAAAGCGCGATGCCAGAGCCAAGCCGGACTCAAGCCAAGCCGTGCCGTCGTCCCCTGGCGCTTGGGGAATTGCCCAATGCGATAACCCTCCTGCTGGCCCTAAGCCGATTCTTAAGCTAGAATCGGAACCCAATGTCAAGGGTATAGGAATAAGCTGATGGCAAATCCAGATGGCACAGTGCAGGTATCTCCGCCGACCATGAGCGCATTCGCTCCCCAGGCGTCGCCGTCTGCCCCTCCGCCGCCTCCGCAGGCGCAGCCTGGTGTTGCACCCGGAGCCGCTCCGGGAGTGACGGGCGCCATCCAGAGTGCCATCGCTGCGCTGGTGCAAGCGTTTGCGCCGAAGGTGCTCACTCAAGCCAAGCAGCGCAATGACCAGGCCGAGGCTGCGGCAGAAGGCAATGCACCAGCCCCACTCGGACATCAGTTCTGATGCCCGCCGTCTCAGAAGCACAACGTCGGGCCATGTTCGCAGCCGCGGCCGGCAAGAGCACACTGGGCATCCCGAAAAAAGTCGGCGCCGATTTTGTTGCTGCGACGCCGGCCGGCAAGTTGCCGGCGCGAGCGAAGAAGCCCAGCAAACCGCTTGGCGATGAGTTCTCAAAATAAACGATAGGAGCCTCCCATGTCTAAGCCAATTAAGAAAGGTAACCGCCTGAATGATTTGCGCGCGATCCACGACAGGAATGTCGTCATTCCGAATCGCATACGAGCAGCCATTGCCACCCTGCTGGCGAGTGGCGATGAATGGATCTACGAGCTGGATTTTTTGAAGCTCTCCAAACCGCCCATTGGCTGTGTCGATATTTCAAAATTTCGAGACGGCTTCGTAGACTACTGGGCAGAGATGCCATCAGTCAACGGAAAAGCTACGATGCGTCGCGTATGGTTTGCAACGACGAAAGCCTGTTTGGATTGGAAGGAGAATATCGGTGGGTAAATCAATCGCCGATTTGAAATTGGTGCACGATCCCGCAACCATCATCGCCAGCTTGCGCGCGGAATTGGTTGAGGCTCGCGGCGTCGCGAGCAGCGCGGAGATCCTGCGGGAGTATGTGGGCACTGCCACGCTGGCGGTGAATGAGCTTCAGCTTCCGAAGTGGGTCCACGAGCCCAAAGCCACGAAGTCTCCCGGTGTACCAAAGATCATGCTGTCCGACTTGCACTGGGGCGAGCAGGTGCGCCCGGAGCAGATTGGCGGGGTGAACTCCTACAATCTCGCCATCGCACGCCAACGGCTGCGCTCGGTAATCGAGACGGTGATCTCGCTGTGCAAGATCCTTGACCCTTCAATGAAGTACCCCGGCATCGTCTGCCCGCTCGGCGGCGATATGGTGTCCGGCAATATCCACGACGAACTGGCGACTTCCAATGAGCTTAATACCATGCCCACGGTGTTGGACCTTTACCGCAATTTGGTCCCGGCCATTCGGCTGCTGGCCGATACTTTCGGCCATGTGTTCTTGCCGTGCGTGTCAGGTAATCACGATCGTGACACAAAAAAGATTTGGAGTAAAGATCGTAACCATACGTCCTTCGGCTGGTTGCTCTACCAGTTCCTAGTGGCGGCTTTTGCGGAGGATAAACGTGTCACATTCTATATTCCAGACGGATCCGATGCGCTTTATCGAATTTTCAACACGCGGTACCTTCTTACACACGGAGATCAGTTCCGTGGCGGAGATGGGATCATTGGACCTCTCGGTCCCGTCACCCGAGGCGAGCAAAAGAAAAATACTCGAAATGCTGCGGTCGGGCAAGACTACGATATCATGGAGTTCGGACACTTCCACAAGCGCATGTTGACGGCGCGGCTCCGCGGCAACGGCAGTCTGAAGGGTTACGACGAATACGCGGCTGACAGCAACTTCGGCTTCGAGCCCCCAAGCCAGAACTTCTGGATCACGCACGTTGACCACGGCATCACGTTTGACGCACCTGTCTACTGCGACGCCATCAAGCGGTCGCGCAAGACGGATTGGGTGAGCATCTCGAAATGAGCCTGTGGCATTTTGCCTTGCTGTTCGCCTCCGCGTTCGCCGCCGACTGGGTGTGGATCATGTACATGCGCGAGGCCGGCGCGAAGCGCGCGGTGCCGGCCGCGCTGTGGTCCGGCATGCTGATCCTGCTGGCGGGGTTCAGCATCGTCTCTTACGCGGAAGATGCCTGGTATCTGGTGGCTTCCATTCCCGGCGCGGTGCTCGGGACGTGGACTGCCATCAAGTGGGGTCAATAATCGTCGCCGTCCTCACTGCCTTCCCGGCTGCCTTCAACATCGTATTCGTAATAATCGCAGTCGGACGCGCAGCGGCACAAGGGTTTGCGGAACATGGCGGATACCTCTGGGTGGACGGACCCAGTATACGTCAGGCATCGGGGGTAAGGAAAAGAGCCCTTTCAGCCGTCCGGCGCCGCAATAAGCCGGCGTTCGGGACGCCGTTGACGTGATCCCAGACCAGGAATTGGTCTGCGGCGGCTTGGGTGTGCCCGCCGTTCAGTAGGGACAACAGGGTGGAGTGCGCCTCGGAACCGGCCCCCACGTTGAACGTGAAGCTCACCAGGGCGTCGAATTGGTTCTGAGCCACTGCCACATCAAGGCTGCGCAGGACCGCGTTGACGGCCTCGTGCGTGTCTTGGATGAACCATGCATCGGCATCTGCCTGTAGGCACGTCTGGTAGGGCACCACGCCGAGGGTATGACCCCATCCAATACTCCAAATACCCCTTTGGTCCTGGTATGCCGCGAGTTTACAAGACTCGAAGCTCTGGATCAGGGCGGTGCCCTTGGGGCCAAGAATCACGACTGCAGATCGTCGTGCGCGGCCACCGCAGCCGCGACAACCACAGCCTCGGCCTTCACCACGTCAGCGGCGACCACTGCGGCAGCCTCGACCTTTTCTGCCTCAAGTTTCCGTAGGTAGTACAAGAAGGTCACGATGCCGACCGCGATGCCCACACAGAGGGAGATAAATTGCATGACCGGCACCGAGCCGCTGATGAAACCCATAAATGTAAAACTCCCTGCGACGCTAGTTCCGATGACGCCTATTGCCGTGTCGTGGGCATGTTGCTCTAAACTCATCGCGATTGGAACTCCCGTAGGGTGGCACTCACGTCGTCGGCTCTAGCTGCAAGAGCTGTGAGCATTCCGCCGATATCGGGGCCGGCGACGCTAGGATCTCCCGAAGGCACTTGCTGAACGCCAGCGGCGGCGGCGCCGGCCGGAGCATTTCCGGCGACGCGGCCGCCACCTGCGGGCACGATCGGATGGCTACCGGAGTTGACGCACAGCCGTACAACAGGAGCAGGGAGAGCGCCGAGAGAGTTGACTTCTTTGTCATATGCTTGTTCCGCCATAGTGGCTTTGGCCTTGAGTTCCGCGGTCTGTACTGCGGTCTGTGCTTGCAGCTTGTCGCTCGATGCTTTGAGCGCTGCGACTTCGTGAGCGGCGCCGGCATGGCGCTCATGGACTGTGTACCAACCGAAGCCGGCGAGCAGCACCACGATGATGCCGCCATACAACCAATCTTTCCCCGGAATCAATGCTATGAGCGCTGGCATGGTGCGTCTTCCTGTTTGCTGTCCTTGATGACGAGCAAATGGTATGCGCCCGTCAACGTCGTGATGACCCCACCCCACACCGCGAATCCCTCATTCGTCGGGTGAATGAAAATGTAGATGGTCGCCGCCATGAGCGCAGAGGCCATCGATCCCATCACGAACCAATCTCGAAAATCCATGTTACACGCTGACGATGGCGACGAGCCCATAGAGAATCGGCGCGGTTCGATTGTCAAACCCGAGCGCCGTTTGCGGAATGCGACGGATCAACCGCTCGTTGGCATTCAGCCGGCCATTGCCGGTGGTCACTGTCGCAGTCGTCAGCGCAGAGAAGATGCCGAATGCAATTGAGCAAGTGGTATCGGTACACAGCTCCACGAACTTCGTGTCTGGTCGAAACGGATTGGCAATGACCACGCCGGAAGCGGAGACCGTGACGGACTGTTCCGCGGTCGGCGGCACTGCCAAGATAGTGGTGGAGTCGCCCTGGTCCGTCTGGGCCAGGCCGGGAAATTCTGCGATGCGCAAGGTAGCCATTATGCAAGTCCTATTTCAGCGGCGATAGTGATGACGACTGCCTGTGGCAGACTGGCGATGCCGCTCAGGTAGTCGGCGTCGAAGCGATCCTGACTCACGTAGTCCAAGAAGCTCTGCGCCGGCAGCGAGACGTTATCGAAAGCATATGCGTTGTTGCTCGCGCTGGAGAGGATCGTGCCCTTGTAGAGCGTCACGACGACTGCCGAAGTTGACAGCACGTTCGAGAGGCGAATGTGTTTCACCAGGGCGTACGGCTGCGTCCCGACGAAACCCACTCCACCCGGAGTCAGCGTCGTGATGATCGCATTGAGCAAATTAAATCCCATCGTGGTGAGCGATAACGTCGAGAGGTACGCCGAGGGAATATTTAGAATCTTGTTTTGCACGAAAATCTCCTATTGACAAATGGTACCAGTTAAGAGCCTACAAGGCAAAGCACGGGACGCCGTAGGCCACCCCGTTCACGTTTACCCGCCAGAAAGTGGCTGCAAGCGCCGGGAGAGCGATGCCGCCCGCGGTCGTGATGACGGTCGCCGTGGTGGTGATGCCCAAAGCTGTTTGTCCGGCCGCCACTGCCGGTATTGGCCCCTGGATCGAAACGTTGCTCGAAAATGTTGCTGCGCCCGAAGACGTTATTGTCAGATTAGGGGTACTACCTATACCAGCTCGAAGAATGATTGAAGCGGTTGTGATATTAGTTGTGAAATTGCCATTAACGTTTAGTGCATCGTAAAAGAATTGAGCGGCCAACACGCCACCCGTCTTGAATAGCAACGATGCAAAACGGCCGCCCGGATTGCAATCGATCACCATTGTATCCGTATTGCCATTGCCCGTGACAATCAAAGCGTAGTCATTAGCTGCTTGATATATGCGCATCTGACCAACAACGGGAAAGGCGCCCGAAGGGATAGGTTGCGGCAACAATTCTTCACTGCCCCAGTCTTCCTGAAACATTTGCATGGGGCCTTGAACACCCTGTATCCCTGCGGCGCCGCTGGCGCCTGGTACTCCTGGCATGCCGTCCTCACCTGGTAGTCCGTCTTCTCCGGGCGGCCCTTGCACTCCTGCGGCGCCAGCAACACCCGCCGCGCCCGCAGCGCCTTTGGCG